GTTATGAAATCAGAGAGATTATTTCCCATGAATGAATGGTCGGTAATCTGCTCGAATATCATATAAGCCCTGAATGTGTATCTTAATTCTATTTCCTTGTTGTTAATCTCTACTTTCATATACTTTGATTTTTTTTAGTTAAAATGGGTGGGATTACCCACCCATTCTATAACTCATTAAGGATTGCTTGGGTCTGTTGAATTAGCTGGTGTCTCACCACCACTTGGTGTCTCACCACCACTTGGGGTCTCACCACCTTCTTCTTCACCACCACCCTCTTCTGCTTCAGTTCTACGTATTGAACCTACGCCGGTCATAGTGACACTTAAAGTTGCATTCTCACCATTAGGTGCATTTGCACTCAAAGAAGTTATGATTGCTTTACCGGTATAAGAACCAACTGAACTTGTCCAATAAGGATAGTCACCATCTACAACTGTCTTACCATCATCTGCTTCTGCTTTCAAACCGAAGAAGACATCGATTGGTTGGCGAGCAATCATAGTGTCAAAGAGTTTGTCGAAGTCCTCAGTGGTATAAAGGTTCTCAGAAGTAATCTCCCAATTGACCTTTAACACGGAAGTTGCACCCCATACACCATGGTCTTTCGAACTGATGTCCTGTGTGTCACCACTCAAAGTTAGACTGTGGTTGGTTGCATAGGCGATTGAATGACCATCTTGGTCGAACAACATAAGATTGTTACCTTTGATTATTGTGGTTGCCATTTTTCTAATATTTAGTTATTTATTGTAATTCTGAATATCAAGGTCTGTACGTATGCATCATTTGTAAATTCTTCATCTGCCTGTACCATCAATGATGTATATGTACCACCATCTTCAATTGTATAGTTGTTGAATGTCATTGCTTCCCTAACACTCTGTGCAAGGTCAATTCCTTCATTGTAGGTGTCGGTTACAACTCTGACACTCACATTCACTTCATCCTCATATACTCCATCCTTACAGAACGTTGAGTCAAGAGAGTCTCTCTGATAGATTATGAATGGGTATGTTGTACCATTTTCAGCTATCAAAGGATAACATCTGTTATTCACAAGACTTCCAATCTTACTATACACTATTTTTCCAATTCTCAAACTGTCTATCATTTTCCTTCGAACTTTTTATTGTTTATCCTGTTGATGCTTTTGTTTAAGTTTTGTGTAAATATCTTATTGTACTGAGAAAGGAACATGTCTCTTGCACTTGAAAAGAAGTTGTATGCTCTCACATTACCTCTGTGGGCGAGTTTGTGATTAGGTGTCCTTTTGTAGGCGTATCTGGGTCTTGTCTTGTAGTTACCCTTTTCGAGTATCATAAGACGAAATGAACCGGAACCAGACTTGTAGTTAGAGTCAATCCTCACCTTGGTGGCTATTACACCGTCTTTACCAACATATACCCTTGTCATTCTCACACCTTGTTGGAGTGTGTCATTATACTTGGGATTGTGTTTGTTGGTGTTCATGACACTTTTTTTGAGTGTGTTCTTGGTCTCTTTGACAAGTTGTCTACCACCACTCCTAACTGCACTTGTTAGACACTTTTTCATTTCCTTTGCAGTGAATTTTCGAAATTTCTCCATGACTTCAACTGCATCTGTCTCGATGTTAAATTCACTCATTGATAAGTTCTGTTTGTAGTGTTATCTGTTGCAAGTCTTTCTGTTTGTCGAGTGAAAGTATTCTGTACTTCTGACCATTCCAAATGATTATGTCATAAGGTTGGACATCTACATAAATCCTCACTCGAAACTCCTTGATGAAGTTATATGTGATTTCTCCATTTTCTTCACTTCTCTGACTCGAAGACTGCTTCACATAAGCTCTGGTTGTTGTCACATCACTCCAAGTCTCTACTTGCTCACCAAATTCATTCTTTACTATTGATGCCCTCTTTATGGTGATTATCTCTTTAAGTATGCCTGCTATCATATCCTGTCAACTGTGACATGGAAACCATTCTCATCGACAGTGGTGTTCTCAGCAAGATGTTGGATTGCTCTGTCCTCAGTACTTACTGCAACATCACCGATTGGTGCAAGTCTTTCCTCTTCTGGAGTGTCAGACAAAAATGTTGCTTGTGCTAACCTGTCGAGGGCGTTTTCTATAAACTCATCTGATGTAGTGTCAGAGTAGTTCTTATACAGGTCAAGTAAGTACTGATATGTGAATGGTATGTTTTGTGGGGTTGTTCCGAATGAAACACTCTCCCTTGCATTGTATAGATTACCGACATAAAAAAGGATTGCCTGTTGGATAGGTGGTGGAAGAACTCCACCACCATCAACAAGTTCTGAAAGTAGAATACATAGGTGTCGCTGAACTACTGCTTCTGCAACATCACCATACATTGTAAGCAAATTGTCATCTGCCGTGAAGTCAGAGTCTATGTGTAAGTGACTTTTAATTTGATTTAAAGTTATGTAATTCATTGCAGTAGTTTAGTTTATTGTATGTTAGACAGTAGCGAGAGCGATAGAACCGGTTCTTGCAAGTTTGGCGTCGGCGTAGAAGTTTACGATAAGTCTTACACAACCACTTGAAGCGAGAGTGTAGTTATCAACAACCACGTCAAGACCACTCCACAAACCGATTACGAGATTGCTCCAGTCACCATAGGCGATGTTGTTTGCACCGACAAAACCGGTAGCAACTGCTGAT